CAAACCGACGTACCGGCCGATGCGATCGAAGGATTGTCACGTCAGCTCCCGGACTGGCCGCGTGAGCTTCGTATTGATGTCCTCGATTTCGACACCGAGGAGAAGCTGCGCGCGCCGACGGACGCCGCCGAGATCCACCTCGTGCCGAGCATGTATGGCGGCGGCGGTAAGTTTGGCCAGATCATCCTCGGCGCGGCACTGATCGGAGCAGCGTTCATCCCCGGGCTGGGCCAAATCGCTGGCGTCGCTGTCAGCTCGATCTTGTTCAGCGCCGGCGCCTCGATGGCGCTGACAGGGATCTCGCAGCTTTTCATGAAGGCACCGACGGTCGACAAATCCTCGGACCCGCCAGCCTCCAAGTATTTGGGAAATAACAAGAACACGACTGTAATCGGGACGCTGATCACCATGGCCTGGGGCCGGATCAAGCTGACCGGTCATTGGCTCTCCGTTCAAGTGGACTCGAACGATCTCGTGACGACGTCCTTCCCCGTAACGACCAGCTAGGGTTCCCATGCAAATCGACCTTCGTCTCAAGCAATGGACGACGCCCAAACAGGCTCGCACGATCGATGCAATCAACAGAACCGGGAGCAAGCGCGCAGCGGCACGCGAGCTCGGGGTGCATCGCCGGATGATCGACAAGTCACTTGCCGCGGTCGAGAAGAAGGCCGCAGCGCACGGCTACGCACCGGCATGCAATCTCAATTCCCCGATCCCTGAACCGTTCATCGCGCGAGGGCATTCGACCCTCGAGAAGATCCACCCCGACGGCTCGCGCGAACCGGTGCTGCAGTGGACCAAGACGCGCCTCGATGAGCAGAAGTGGCTGGAGCTGGTCGAGGAAGCGGTCGAGAGTTTCATCGAAGGTGTTGAACCGATTGAAATGCCCCGGGGGCCGGACAATTATCAGTCCGACATCATCCCGTGGATCCAAATCGGCGACGCGCACTTTGGCATGCTGGCCCACGCCGCGGAGACCGGACAGAACTTCGATCTCAAGATCGCCGAGGCTGAGCTGTGCGGCGCCATCGGTCTACTGATCGACGAGCTCCCAAGTTCCGAGGTCATGGTCATTAACGACCTGGGCGATTTCACTCATTACGAGAACTTCAAGGCTGAGACGGAGGCGAGCGGGCATAGGCTCGACGCGGACGGACGGTTCCCCAAGATGATCAAGGTCTACAGCCGAGTCATGCGTTGGATCGTCGAAAAAGCACTGACCAAGGCCACGCGTGTCGATGTGATCGTCAACCAGGGGAACCACTCCCGGACGAACGACATCTGGATGGCTGAGCTATTGCGCGTCGCATTTCCTGACACGAGCCGGGTCAACGTCCTCAACAACGATAACGTGTTCATCGGTTATCGGATGGGCAACACGCTGGTGATGACTCATCACTCGGATCAGTGCCGCCCCGATCGACTGTGTGGGGTCATGACGACGGAGTTCCGGCAGGACTACGGCGAGACCGAGTTCCACTACATCGACATCGGTCACATTCACCACAAGATGGTGGCCAAGGAACACCCGGGCATCATCATCGAGAGCTTCAATATCCTCGCCGCGCCCGACAAGTATGCGCACGACCACGGCTACAGCAGTCGGCAGTGCATCTCGGTCGTGCTTCGCAGCCGCACCTACGGCGAAGTTGGCCGGCGCGTTCTTGGCATCCGTGAAGTCCGTGATCGTCTGTCGATGAAATCGGCTGCACCGCGGCGGGCGTTCGCCGCCTAAGTCACAGCATACCCGTGAGTTCACCGCCGCGGTGAGGTCATAGCCTCACCGATGGAGCTGACGATCAGCGGTGCAGGACCGAGCGGGGGTGGGGGCAGCAAGTTCACCACACGCCCTGACACGCTTCGGTCGAACGACACCTTCGAAGGACTGCTCGGCCTCTGCGTTGGCCCGATCAAAGGGCCCGTAAACGGGATGAAGTCGATCCGGGTCAACGAGACTCCGATCGAGGACGCGAGCGGCAACCAGAATTTCCAGGACTTCCAGGCGATCTTCGCCGACGGAGACCCACTCAAATTCCCGCAGAAAGTATCACTGCGGCTTGGCGCCGCGGGTGCACCCACGAACATCGGCGTCCAACTTCACAACGTCGGTGGCAGCAGCTCAGTCTGGGTCACGCGCACCGTCGCCAATATGGGTGCCCACAGCGTCGATCTCCGTTTCGATGTCAGCCAGCTCTACAGGCAGGACAAGAAGGGGATCTACGGCACCACTGCCCACATCGAGATCCAAATGAAACCGGTGGGCACGACCACCTGGATCAATCCCTTCAACTCGAATGGCAACACTCTGCCAGCATGGAACCCCAACGGATACGACATCGATGACGGGTTCGGCAGCACCGTCAAGCAGCTCCTGACACAGGGCACCTATAACGCACTCAGTTCCGGCGCGTACGGTTCGTATCTAACGATCAACGGCAAGACGACGAGTCCCTTCGTCAAGGAGCTCCGGATCAAGGTGCCGAACACCGGCACCTACACGAACGTCGGCTGGGACATCCGCTGCCGTCTCGTCGAGACCGAAAGCCTCGACGCCGATCCCAATTTCGAGAAGCGCACGATCTCGTGGGAGTCGATGACGGCGGTCTACGACACCACGCTCGGCGACCACGAGGATTGGCGTGGCCTCGCCTGGCTCCAGCTCTACGGCAAGGCCAGCGACAGCTTCAACGGCATCCCTGAAATGGACGGCGTCTATGACACGAAGATCGTGTCGGTGCCGCCGTCCACGGTCTTCAACCCAAATACGCGTGTCTACACCGGCGCGATCTGGGACGGTTCCTGGGCGAAGGCCTACACCAACGATCCAGCGTGGGTCATCAACGACGCGATCACGGACTCCTTGTCGGGAATTGCGCGGTTGGTCCCCGGTGCGCAGCTCAACAAATGGGACGCGCTTGATCTCTCGAAATATTGTTCGGAACTGGTTTCAGACGGCGCTGGCGGACAGCAACCGCGCTTCTCGCTGAACCTCGCCGTCAGCGAGGCCCAACGCAGCGACGAATTCATTCGGTATCTGGCAGGCGCCTGCGCCGCGACAGCCTGGGACGATGGAACGGGCGAGTGGCGCTGCGTTGTCGACAAGCCACAATCCCCGGCCGCGCTCTACACCCTCGAGAATATCGAGGGTGAGTTCAACTACAGCCACACGGACATCGACACACGCTTCAACGATGTCACCGTCGTCTTTCTCAACGAGGAGTTCGACTATCGCGAGGACCGCGTTCGGCTCGAGGACGATACCCACATCGCGTTGTTCGGCCGCAAGCCGACCAAGATCGTGGCGATCGGATGTACCCACCGGCAGCAGGCCGTTCGCTGGGCGATCCTCAAGATGCGGACGAACGTCAACGAGTTCCGCAATGTCAGCTTCACCACCAACCGTCAGGGCAAGATGCTCGAGCGGTTCAACTGGATCCTCATCGCCGACGGCTCGCTCAATCAGACGCTCGACGACGTTAAAAGGACAACCGGGCGGATTGTAGAAAACAAGGGCGGTTCGATCGTTCTGCGGGACACGATCCGTATTGAGCTCGGTGTCGACTACACAATCGCAGTCACGGCCCCCAACCCGGCCTACAATCCAAGTAGCTCCACGGCACCGACCGATCCCACCTGGCAGCAGCCGACGATCACATTCACTCGCACTGTCACCAACACCGCACTGCAACGCGGAGACGTTCGCGAGATTTTTATCAGCACACCCTTGCCGGCCGGCGTCGCCGAGAGCGCGAACATCGCGCTTTCCGCGGTGGGCTTGCCCAGCGTGCCGAAGGTCTATCGAGTCATCGATGCCGACTACAATGATGACGGTGAACGCGTCACGATCAACGCCATCGAAGTTGACACCGGCAAATACGCTGCGTCCGACATTGCTGACTACGACTATCACATGCCCGGCTACGACGGTTCTGGCGGTGATGTGCCCTCACCGGTCGCGCCAGCTGCTGGCGTCCTTCATCTCAACGAGGTCAATGACATCAACGCGGTCACGCGTGTGCTCGTGGCCAATTGGTTGCGACCGGTCTTCGGTCACATCAAGGGTTATCGCGTTACTCGGCGTGTGAATGACGGGCCGTGGATCCCCGTCACGTTCACGACCGCCCTCTCATACGAGCTCAACGACCCGAGCGGCGGACACCACGAGTTCAGGATCTACACGGTCGACAATCACGACCGGATTTCTCTGCCACTCTACGCCGAAATCACACTTGATGGAGTCCCGACGCTCACTCCGGTGATCGAGCTGTATGCTGACGACGGCACCTTCGATTTTATCGACGGCATCGCATTCGATCAGAACCAGGTCATCACCGTCACGGCGACGACTCGATATACAGAGGAGGCCGTCAACTGGTCAGTCGATCCGGCGGTGACGCTTGGAACACCCAACGCGTTTCAGCGCTCGCTCTCGATCGCCAATTTCGGTGACAACTCTCATGTGACGCTCAAGGCGGTTGGGGCTGTGAGCGGCCTGCAGAGCACGATCACACTCGTTCGCAATGCGATGACAACTCCCAACGACAGCATCATCCCTGACAGCGCTTGGATCGGCACGGTTCAAGGCACGATCAACACCGGAGTATCTCCGACTCCTGACCCCGGTGGTGAAATCTACGAGCCCCCAGCGGGGATGCCCTGGAGCCGCAACGGCCGATTCCGGGTGCAAAGGGCATGACCTACTCGCTCTATCTTGCGTCGGGTGATGTTGGCACTTCGCACACGTTCACGTCCCCGACGTTCACCAACTTCACGCCTGGGGAGCCGCTCTGGCTGAGCTACCATGTCAAAGCCACGCGGGTTACGGGAGTAGGCGTAGCGACCCTCCGCGCTGAGCTCCTGTGGTTTGACGCAGCCGGGGGCTCGCTCACGTCCACTTATGCCGATGTAGCGATCGACGCCTCGATCTCCGAGACGCTGAAGCAATTCAAGATGTTGCCTCCGGCCGGCGCCAAGTCCGGCAACTGCCGGTTCACGGTCACGCCAGCTGCGTCACCCATGCAGCACAACCTCTGGCTGACGAAGGTGCGTCTAGGCAAGACCGAGCTCTCGGCCACGAACGGCGCTATTTGGGGCACAAACCTCTCGGGCATCCCGACCAACCTTGCCGCCCTGACCGGTGTCGAGGACATTCTCAACTCAAGCATTCTCGCGGTGATCGCTGCCGACAATGTCCTCTCCATCAACGAGAAGATGAGCGATCTGGCGGCCAAGAACGCGGGGCTGGAGGCGGCCTACCAAAACTTGGTGGTGCGTGCCGCAGCTCTGGGGGTCTCCACTACGAGTGTCGCCAATCAACGGGCTAACTGGCTGGCGCTGCTCGGTTCGTACTCGCCGGCATGGAATAGCTACACCCAGAACACCACGATCTACAGCTCGCTGTTCACCGCGGCGCAGGAGGTGTTCCCTGGAGGGTGGTCAGCAGGAAACGGCGTAGCGACGTCGGCGAACGGCCAATATACGACCGTAACCGACAGCAACGCTTCTGATTTTTCACTGATGTATAGTGGCGCCGCACCTGTAGGGGTGGGTGCTAATGTCTGCGCTGGCATTGCGATAAAGAAGTCGAGCACCCACACGACTAATTGGGCGCTCTTACGCATCGTTTTAAATGGTGGCGGCGTAGTGGAGGCGGCGCTCAATCCCTACACTGGGGGGATTACTGGCGGAATAGCCTCCCTTCCGGGGTCCACGCATAGGATAGAGGCTCTCGATCTAGGGAATGAGTGGTATCTCACAGTAGAGCTGTACAACGCACCTGCTGGAACCGCGAACGCATATCTTCAGCTGTATCCGGCTGTTAGCTCTGACGGAGATACCTTTGGATCGTTCAACGTGGCCGCCACTGGCTCAATCGATGTTCTTGGAAACATTCAATTAGCTAGTGGTAATTGGACCAAGCTAGGGCGCAACCAGCTGGTTGGCCGCTACAACATTTACGTCGCCGAGATGCAGAAGCTGGCCAATGCGATCAGCGGCGTCGACGCGTCGATCTCCAACTACGTCGACGGTCCAACGTCGGCCAACGTCACCTACGACTATACTGGGGTGACGATCCAACAGAACGTCGATCTGAACTACTACCTCCGCAGCGGCACGGCGGGTGCGGTTGTGTCTGCCGGCGTTACGATGACATTCACGGTTCTCTCGGGCAACGTGAACGGTTTCACCAGCGCCTCTGGCCCACAAAACATCACCGTCAGCGGTGGCGTGGGTACGTTGACTGTCACGTCAACGACCGCCGCCACGACCCAGCTGAAGATCAGTGTCACCTCTGCGGGCATCGTCCGAACCTATTTCACGACGCTGACACGCGTCCTCGCTGCTCAGCCGGTTAGCGGGGGCACGGGGGGCGGCGGGGGCACTGCAGCCAGCCAGACCGGTGGGTTTACCAATATCTCGTCGAGCTACGGGACATACGCGGTCATCTCGAACACCCTAAACTTCACGACAGGCGCGTCTCAGACCTCCGCGAACGTGCAGATCAGCCTCAATCCAAAAATGAGCAAGACTTCCGACAACTGGGGTCCATGGGATGTGCTCTACAAAATTCAGCGCCTCATCAGCGGGACGTGGACTGACCAAGGTTCAGTTCAACACTCAAACCCCGACCCGTATATAGATCAGACGTCTGAACCGGTCATCGTCACGTCCACTGCCGGTTCCCTGAACGTAACCGTTAATGTCACCGGGCTCAGTGCCAACACGGCCTACGATTTCCGGATCGTCTGCTGTCTCGGTCCGGTCGATAACGTCAACACCTTCGCTTACCCGACAAACGGCGCCGCCCTGAGCCAAGTCGTGCCGTCTGGCGGGGGAGTCTTCATCTCGTGACCCAGTATATCGTCCAGAACCCGCTCAACGGCGAGCGCGAATGCGTTGGAGATGTGGCCCAGTACGAGGGCTGGCCTGTGCTCGCCACGCTCGAGGACGAGCTCCCTGAGTTCCACGACATCGTGGACGGTCAGGTGGTGCCGATCCTGGCCGACTATAAGGCTCAGAAGCGCGCCGCGGTCAACGATCTCAAGAACGAGAAGCAGAACGGTGAGGCGCCAACGCCCTTCGGCGCCGTCGACAATGACGACAGCTCGAAGATCAAGATCAATGGGGCGGTTACAATGGCGATGCTCGCCGCGCAGCAAGCGGCGGCGTTCTCGGTCGACTGGACGATGGCTGACAACAGCGTCGTCACGCTCGATACAGCCCAGATGATGTTGATGGGAGAGGCGGCGGGCCAATACGTCGCCGCGATCCACGAGCGGGCACGGGTGCTCAAAGAACAGATCGAAGCGGCCACAACGATGGCCGAGCTGGAGGCGGTCGACATCACGACGGGCTGGCCGTGAGACCCTATTGGCTCAGAGTCCTGATCGCTATCGATCAGCTCGTGAACACGATCCTCGGCGGCAACGAAGACGAGACCATCTCAAGCCGCGTCGGCCGCCACGCCGTTGCGGGTGATCGCTGGGCGTTGGCGGCCGAGGTAGTCATCGACGCTGTGCTTGGCACTGGTCACTGCCGGCGCGCGATTGAGCCTAGGCTGTTCGACAGCGAAGCGGAACGTGGCCTTCTTCTCGATACAGATCCCAGCTGCACGTTTTGACGGGTTCGACGAACACCGGTGTGCAGCGAAGGCGAGCCTCGCCGTCCGCAGCGTCGTGCATGACGGCGAGGACCAGAGCGAAGACGAGGAGACCGATAAGGGATCTCACAGCCGTTTCTCTTTGACGTAGTTCTCGATCGCGGAGCCGGTCTTGCCTTTGACCTTCGGCCGATCATCGTTGAGCATCCCGATGGACTCTGCATCGAGGTAGATCGCGCAGCACGCCATGACGTGCCCTAGATGGTGAACGGGGAGACCCGCCTCGACCGTGTCGGCCGAGAAGTCCTCGCCGTCGAGGCACGACGCGGCATGTCGCAGCAGTGCCGCCAGATACGGCCGCGCGCTAATCGACTTCTCCCGCCAATTGAACGGACCGTATTTCTTCGCTCCGTTCATCATGGCCGTCGCTAGGTGGAGCAGCGCGATCGGCGGGATCACCGACAGATCAGGCTTCTGCGCGCCCATCAGCGTCTTCGGGTTGCCGTCAGGATACGCGCCGGCCTCTGGCGCCGTCGTCTCATATCGAATGGCGGCAATCCGCTTGGTGTCCTCCTTGGTGCGCTCGATATGACCGATGGCGACGGTGTCCTCGAACGGAGGCTGTTCCCACTGAGCTTGCTCTGCCTGACGCCGTGGGTCAGCGCCGGTGAAGTCCGGATAGAACCTCATATCGCCACCTCCGCGGCGATCGCCGGATGGTAGCGGTAGTTGACCAGAGCGATGTCGTTAGCGGTGAAACCGTCGATGGTGCTGACCGCAGGGTTGAGGCTGACCGTCGGAGACTTGAACGGTTCGCGCCGCAGCTGCTCGTTCGCCTGATCGAGGTGGTTCAGATAGAGGTGGACGTTGCCACCGGTCCAGATGAACTCACCCGGCTCGAGCCCCGTGACCCACGCCATCATCGTCGTGAGCAGCGCGTAGCTGGCGATGTTGAACGGCACGCCCAGAAAGAAGTCTGCCGACCGCTGGTAGAGCTGGCAGTTCAATCGGTTGTCCGCGGAGACATCGAACTGGAACAGGACGTGGCAGGGCGGCAGCGCCATGTCCTCGATCTCTGCCGGGTTCCAGGCGGTGACGATGTGCCGTCGGCCCTGGGGGTTGCGCTTCAGACCGTCGATGACGTTCGCGATCTGGTCGATCGGGTCGTCGCGCCGAAACCCTCGGCGGATCCCTCTCTCGCTGATCCCAGCGGTAGTGTCGCGCCAAACCGCAGGCCACGACCGCCACTGCTTGCCATACACCGGTCCGAGGTCACCGTTCTCGTCGGCCCACTCGTCCCAGATGTGAACGCCAACTGCCTGCAGTTCTTTCACATTTGTGGAGCCACGCAGGAACCAAAGCAGCTCTTCGACAATCCCCTTCCAGTAGACGCGCTTCGTCGTCAGCAGCGGGAAGCCGTCGCTGAGATCGAAGCGCATCTGGGCGCCGAAGAGTGCTTTGGTCCCGACGCCAGTGCGGTCCTTGCGGACTTCGCCCTCTTCGAAGATCTGTCGGAGGACGCGAGCATAGGTGTAGTCGTGGCAGCTCACAGGGCCGGCTCCGGCTTGAAGTAGTCCGGATTCGGCCTGACCTTCTTTCTCAACGGAATTGAGCAGAGGAACTTGATCGAGCCGTCACGATGGGTGGCCATCGTATGCGTGCCGTCGCAGACCCGCTGGCGGGCGAGCGCCACCCCCGGGTCGTCATTGTCCCAGCGCTCTGAGCAGCGAGCCGAAGCGACGAAGTACGGCCGGAGATCGACACGACCTTCGCCGCCAGAGTGCTCGGGATTTCGCACCGCGGCATCGGGATTGGCATCGATCACGGACCAGACGTCAGCGACGTTCAGGCTCAAATTGTTGGCGACTTTGAAGGGTGAGCGGGTCCGACGATATTCGTCGAGAACCGCGACCTCCTGTTCAGGGGTAAGCAAAACGGGTCTCCTTTCGAAGACCCGTCTGGAGTCTACTGCTTGTGACTTGCTACGAAGGAGCCCGGTCTGACTTGGTCACTTGCCCGATACTATGACCGAGAGACGTTTTGCCGATCGGTCGCCCACATTGGCACTCGGCACCGAACCAGCCCTTATGCGGGCCGATGATCTTCCGGCAGCGGACGCAGCTGGAGAGGCCTTCAGGGATGGGCTTTGGATAACTCACGCTCCGGCTGCGAAGTCCACACCGACAAAGAGCGGAAACATCAAGGGCACGCCGTGCTCCTCTGCCAGGTCGACGAGCTGCTCGGAGGTGATGTCCTCGGCCAGACCGTCAACGGTCCAGCGGAGGGGCTCGGTGGTGTGGCTGATCTTGTATCCGGCACGCTCGAGTTCGTAGAGAGCGATGGTCCTCAACCTGCAGCCGTTTCTCACAGCATCACCTCGTGATCGACGCCCTCCAGCCGCTTGTGGCTGATGAGGACGATCTGCTTGAGCTGTTCCTTGCACGCCATGAGACCGTCCGCAATCGCCTGAGCGTTGGTCGGCGTTGCGTCGCTGTCGATCTCGTCCCCGATGAAGAGCGGGAAGACCCGAGCGACGAGCACCTGGCCAAGCGCGAGCCGCAGAGCGAGGTTGATCATCGTGGCGTGGGCACCATTAAAAGTGCTCACGTCCTGACCGTCGGCCGTGATGTTCATGTCCTCGTCGACAACAATGGTTTCGAGGGGACGGAGCGAGTTCTCCGTCATCTGCGTGATGATCTTGCTGGACACCCGCGACAGCGATGGCGCGAGGAACGCCTTCAGAGTGCGGCGTGCCTCGACGAGACCCTTGGCACCAGCAGCAAAGGCGTCAGCACGCTCCTGCTTCTCGGCAATCTCCGCAGAAAGTGCGTCGAACCGCTGCTTGTCGGCTTCGTATCGGGCGAGGTCTCGCTCGTAGACGATGGCGGCGGTGTAGTCGGCGTGGATGTCTTCCGGCGTGCGCTTCGGTACAGACAATTTCGCCAGTTCTGTCTGTGCATCGCGAGCAGCACTTTCGCGCATCTGAAATGCACGAAAGTCGCGTTCGTAGATGGCCCAGCGCTGAGCGATCTCTCTAGCAGCTTTCAGCTCAACCGACAGATCGACGAGAACCGGCAAACGATCAAGTTCCTCGATCGCCATCTGCTTCTCGTCAGCACGTAGCAGCGCGAGCTCGGCCCTTTGGATATCCTCCCGCGTCATCGGGTCACCAGCCGGGCAGGGCAGCGGCGTCGACCAGTTGTCGAGCTTACGACGCTCGACCGCGATCTCCTTCAGGCTCAGCGGGCTATACCCGGCGAGCAGCCGCTCCTCTTCGGGCGTCAGGCCTGCGTGAAATTCGTGCAGACATTTCGGGCACTCAATCGTCTGCCCGGCCTTCTTCTGTGCGGTCTCAATCGCCTCATACTGATCGAGTTGGTCGGTCCGATACTCAGACTGAGGCCCGCGCCGAACCTTCTCGTCGGCATATTCCAGCCACGCCTTGCCGGCATTGACTTGAGCACGGGTGTGCGTCGGATCCGAGATCGAAGCGATTTGCCGCTCAAGCGCGGCGCGGTGTGCGTCATTCCGCACCCGCTCCTTCTCGTGAGCCTCGAGTTCCTCGACGTCGACCTCGGCGTCATCCGGTCGCTCCGGCTCATCGCCGGCAGCATCAATGATACGCTGCAGCTTGATCCGGTTGGCGAGGGTGCCGACAGTGTCGTCGTACTCGGCCTTGAGCTTCGACGAGAGATGATAGCCCTCCGGCTTCACCGGCTCTGTCGGCAGCACGAGCGCGCGCGTCAGCGCCTCGGCCTCGGTGCGAGCCGTCTTGGCTTCTTCCTTGCAGGCCTTCTCGACGGCCTCCTGGCGGGTGAGGCCGACGACGTCGTCAATCAGCTCCTTGCGCCTGGCCGGTGTCAGCCTCGTGAGGCGCTCGCTCTCCTTCTGGTTCGCAGCGCAGACAACGTCGAACACCTCGAGATCGAACCCGAGGATGTCGACGATCTTCTTGTTGATGGCATCGGCGCCAACGGCGAGCTGCTCGTCCTCGGCGTCATAGAGGAACTCTTTCCGGCTCGTCCGAACAATGCGGTATTTTTCGGACGCGACCTGAAAGCCAAGCTCCATGTCGAGTGTCTTGTAGTCCGACGCCGGTCCGCGGAGCGCCTTCTTTCCGAAGAGGCCATAGCGGATCATCTCGGCGACGAAGCTCTTACCGGCGCCATTGTCGCCGGTAATCGCGGTTGAACCCGGTTGAAAGCTTAGCGAGCCGCTCAGGCTCACGCCGTTGGTAGGGAAGCTGACGGCGTAACGAAGGTCGTTGATCATGACGGTCTCCTGAATGCGCCTGTGACCCGGCCGCAACCTCCGTCGCGGCAAGAGACCAGGTGAGTTGCGATGGATCTTCAGCAGCGACTAGCGGAGCACGGCTGCGGGAACGTCGTCGAGTTCCTAACGATTGGAACGGACGACCCGCTCGGTGACATCGACTTTGCGATGGCTGCGGACTCGCTCGACGTGCCGGTGTCCCACATTCGCGCCCTGTACGAGGTGGAGAGCACTGGCTCGCCGTTCCTGAATGGCCGTCCGGTCATCCTGTTCGAGCCGCATCGGTTTAGCCGGGCGACCGAGCATCAATACGACGCCTCACACCCGAACATCAGTTATCGGAATTGGGATCCGAAGCGTTATCCTTCAAGCCAGGTTGGCCGCCTTGCCCAACTGACCGAAGCTGCCAGCCTCGACTATGAGGCCGCGTTCGCCTCGACCAGCTATGGCGGCTTTCAAGTCCTCGGTGAGAATTATCACCGCTGCGACTGCGTCGACGCGATGGCCTTCGCCTGGCAGGAGAGCCAGACGGTCGCTGACCAGCTCAACCATTTCTGTCTTTTCGTCCGCTCCGATGCCGTCCTGCACCGCGCGCTTCCGCGCGCCGACTGGGTGACGGTAGCGAAGCACTACAACGGCACCGCCTACTACAAGAACCGCTACGATGTGCGGCTTGCCCAAGCTCAACGAAAGGCTGCGGCATGATCCCCCACAAAGGTATCTCATGGAACCTCATCGCGCTCGCCGCGGTGCTGCCGCTCCTGTTCGGTATTCTCTGTTGGCAGCTCGCCGGTCTCGACCCCGAGACGTATTGCAGCATCGTCAAGCAGCAGGGCGTGCCACCGGGCGAGCACTGCTACCAGCTCCTCCTGCAGGGCCTGAAGATCAAGGGCTGGACGATCTGGCTGCTGATCGGGACGATCTGTCTCTTCGTCGTCATCGTGCTGGTCGCCGCGGTCAAAGCGCTTGTGAGCCTTACTGCTCCCGGGGGCTGGGGCTTCAACATGAACGCAAAGGACGACAAGCCCAATGCTTGAGAAACTGTCCTTCGACATCGTCCTCGGTATCCTGAAGCGTGCCTGGCCGTTCCTGATCATGGCCGGCCTCACGATCTCGCTCGCTATCACGGCTGACCATCTGCGCGGCGCGCGCGCCAAGCTGGCTAACGAGGCCGAGTTCCGCCACGCCCTGATGGGTGTCCTCGAGTACGACAAGGACGACTCCGCGCACCTGCTCTACGCCGCCGGCACGCGCATGAAAGAGAGCAAGGACCACGCAGTGGCCCTGAAGACGATCAGTGATCAGGCGCTCCAAAACAAGCAGCGCGCGGACGCGGCCGACGCTGAGCTCAAGCGCGAACAGGCTGACAACGAGAAGAAGTTCGCCGCGGCTCGAGCGCAGATCGCGAACCTGCAAGGCCACAAGTCGACCGGCAATCGCGAGGCCGACTGGAAGCAGATCGACGAGGACTCTCAGGCAGCTTGGAAGGGATGGAAGCAATGACCCGCGCATTCATGGCGCTCTGCGCCGTCATGGCGCTTCTGACCGCCTGCGGGCACCCGGGCACCATCTCGGAGAAGCCTATCATCACCTACGTCGACCGACCGGTTCAATGTCCTTCACCTGAAGAGAGGGAGCGGCTGCGTAAGCTCAAGCCGACCCCTCTCCGTGACCAGAAGATGCCCACCGACCCGGTTGCGCGAAACGCCCAATCTCAAGCCCAGCTCGGACTGTATGAGGCACCCGGAGGATACGCAGATCAGGTAGAGGCAGCACTGAACCGATGTCAGAAGTAACTGCGGCCGACGCGATGGCCCATGCTGAAGCAGCTCACATCAAAGTTCAGGCGCACGAGGATCTGTGTGCCGAGCGCTACGCACACATCCAGACCAACATTGCGGGCGTGAAGGATAGCGTCAGCACCGTCGTGAAGCTCGTCGGCTGGGGCGGGTCGACGATGTTCCTAATCATCATGTCGCTGCTCGCCTTCTT